CATCTATATCAGATGCTAATAGTCACTCTCATTCATAGTTTATGTCTTTTTAATGAAAACTTTCTTTTTTGTTTGTACACCTATCTTTTTTAAAAAAACTGGATTGATAACCACACTCATTTGCTCATCATCTCCCTCAACAATAGTATTCACTTGTTGTTGATATACCCATAGTACACATTTTAAAATTTCCATGTGCTTTGGGCTGCCATCAATCATCTTGTCAATTTGAGAAAAGGTGTAGTCACAAATAGACCCTAGATCAACCATACAATAAGTTATTAATAGTGCATTCATATTCCATATTCTTTCCTGGACAATCTCAGTTGATTTCTTCAGTTTCTGCATTTTAATATTAACAGTAAAAACATTGTCAATATCCAAAATGTCTTCAACTTGGAAAGATTCAACTTGTGGTTCCAATTCATCCAAATGCTGTGTTGACTGAAATTCGCTTATCTCTAATACTAAATCCATGTCAATCACATCTTCACCACTATCAAACACCTTGCTTTCTTCTTGTTCTTCTATGTCTTCTTCTTCTAGTTCTAAGTTTAAGTTTTTATTAGTTATTTCTGATATTATGAATGAGGGAGATACTACATCATTTATTGCATCGACACAATCTGATCGTCTAATATTTTCAATGTGAAAGTCATAAGAAAAAGCATTATATTTGACTAAAAAAGGTATACTAACTCCTCTAAATGAGCCTATAGTTTCTTTAAAGAGTCTTGGACATCTACATGGTATCAACCAATTTTTAATTCTTATTATTGGACGACTATTCAATCGATTGTACAATATGAATTGTCCTTTATTGAATATTATGTCACCTGGTAATATCTTAATGCTAGTGAGTTTTTCAAACTTGATTAAAACATTTCCTTGTAATTTTGATTCAGATAACCCTTTGTTTGTTAAAAAGAAATTTCCATTTTTGCTAGAAACAGATGATATGCTAGCATTCAATAACCTCATGCACTCATTCATTAGTTTAAAAGTTATGTTTGGGTGGAAAACATTTGTTTTGAAAACACCATTTCCATTGTCTAGCTCCATGATATAGTCTCCTGTTTGACATTTTATTATTCCATGGCCAGTAAATTCACCCTGCTCATCAACCTTCTGTTCTTTGATATATTCATTTAAAATGAATTCAGTTTTGTGTGCCAAGTCCAGTATTTCGGATGCTCGATTCGTACATAGAAAAACAAAAAATAAAATTTTTTTATGAAGAGGAGGAACACTAACATTCTTCATGAAATGAAAAATTATTTTTTCTTCTATTTTGTTTAAAAGATTTGGTATCTTTTTGATTGCTTTACCTTCTACATTCTCTTCAATCATTCTCATCAATGTGTAATTGGATATCATTTTTATTTCTTCGAATTTAGATAAGCCTTCTATTGCTATATCTGTAACCAAATCTTCAGATGTGACAGAATTTTCAGTCATGCAACTAGATAATAATCCCATGATAGTTGATTCTACATTATCTGAGTTTTCCCCATAATTGACACACTTCATTGGTTTAAATGCATCTGACATCAATCTGCTCAAGAGCAAACACAACTTTTTTATTTGGTTCATTCTTTCCCCAGAGAATTGATTTATAGTCTCTTCCATACTTTCTTTAATGAAATGATAATTAGACATAAGATTCACCATATCACGATTCAAAGAGTTTTTTTCAGATCTTTTAATCCACATATGTTTCAAAATTTCATGTAAACTATTATCTAATCTAAATGGTTCTTCTTGTAACTTTAGATGTATGTATCTCTTAGATTCAAAGAGATTTCTATTGATATAACTTGGGCTGACTGAATTTATTAATTTTAAAACATTTTCAAATTTCTTTGTTTCAGGGAAGAACACACCTAGTTCTGTACTTGTTTTATTTTCCTGTCTTAACCATTCTATGCAATCATAATAAGTTCTTGTTGAATCATGAACCCCTGGAATGTAAAAACATTTTGCTGTTCTTGAAGCTGACATTCTTCCATAAAAGAAGGCTGGATTTATATTCCTAGCTGCTTCTTCTGATGAATTTGACATCAGTTTCATGCTAACTTTCAACTCTACTTCTAATTCATTCATTGGTTTTCTCATAATGAAGAGAGGGTCTTTTTGAACATAATCCCTGACTTCATCAGGTGTTCTTGGTATGATTCTTCTCATGGCTTTTATTAAATGGGAGGGTCTTAATTTTGTCAAAATTCTATTAACTCCAATATAAAGATCAGTTTCAGCAGAGGTAAAATCATATTCATCTTGCTTCTCATTAGTAGTTGTATGCATATTAAAAAACATGTTTCTCTCCTCATTGTTTAGTTGATCAATATTACAAAGAATTTGATAATTGTGAAATTCTGGACCAAATATTAACATTAACAATGGATCTCCAATGGGATAAAATCCAACTTGATATGGAGTCCTTTGTCTATTCAATATTTTTTCTATGTTCTTAGTATTGTAGATATGTTCAGAGTATTCCTTATTCATCTGATGTGAAATTAAATAAAGTTCAAGACTAGCACCATTTTCAAAGAATGCTCTACAAACATTGTAAGACTCCTTCACCATACGGAAAAAAGAATCAGTATAAAAGCAATCTAGAGAAGATAATGCAAATTTGATTCTTGTGGGATGAAATCCTAAATTAGAACCAAACAATGAATTAAATTCATATACTATATTAGATATTGAACTTTTGGACTTGGATGTCTCACAATTAAATAATCTTTCACTAACCTCTTGACATCTTAAAAAACCATTTAGTATCTGAACACTTATTTCCTTGTCTGATGTCCCTGTGTTAATACTAGTGTAAGAATCATCTGATGATAAAATGTCTTCCCAATAAACAGATTCAATCACACCTCTCTTTTTTAGCCATTCTGAAAACAATCTATCTCTAAAAGAAATCAATGATAAATGTAATAAGGATGAAGTAAAATGTAATATCCCTTGACCCATATTAGATTCATTTATGAATAATAACTTCTTATCTGATCTAAACTTCTGTTTTAAATTTTCTAGATTCTCATCGAAGTTATGGTGAAATCTATTATCCGTATCTTTAACCCATGCTCGTATTAATCTTTCTGGCATGATGACCCTCTTATTACTATGTTTGATTAGAATGATCACTATTAAATTAAATAAATCACCTAATTGCTCCTTGAATGGTAAGAATAAGTAAAGGAATTGTATTGGTTGAAATGAAGGTCCCCACTTGCTTTTATCAAAATTTAAATGAAAAACTTTCCCTGACACACTTTTTTGCCTAACTCTTCTAATCATCTCATGAAATTTTTTATTCTTAACTGATCCATGAGTTAACATTTCTCTAACATCCTTTGAGCAAATAATTCTAGAAATTGTCTCTAAAATGTTTATCATAATTCTATCTTTAATGTGTAATATTAAGATTTCAC